TAATGTATATGTAGGTATCAGCAAAACTGGTACATATGGTTTGATTAATAACCCTAACATAATTGCAACAGGCGCAGTAAATGGTGCTAGCGGTTCTGCATTGTGGGTTAATAAAACACCAGTTGAAATCATGAATGATATTAACCAACTTCTTACTAACACGGTAACAAACTCTGGTTATGATTTAAGTGGTATGGCTAACAGAATATTAATTGACTGGGCTAACTATTCTTACATTGCTAATACACCAGTTACTCTTGCTGGAACTCAAAGTATTTTAAATTACTTGTTAGAAAATAATATAGCTACAAATCAAGGAAGAGAATTAGAGATTTATCCTTGTAGATGGTGTACAGCTGCTGGAGTAGGTGGGACTCAAAGAATGGTAGCATATGTTAAGGCTCCTAACAGAGTAAATATTGATTTACCAGTCCCATTAAGCAGAGTTATGACAGCACCAAATACAACAAGTGCTTCGTATGAAACTATCTTTGCATCACAGTTTTCACAAGTTAAATACTTGTACTATACATGTGCTGCTTACACAGATGGAATTTAATTCCAATAAAATAAATAATAATTTCAAAGACCGAAAGATTTAATTATCTTTCGGTCTTTCATTTTAGGAGGAAAAGAAATGATAAAAGTATTAGCTGATAAAGTTTTAGGATTTAATAATGGTGAAAAAGATAGCCATGGTAATTTAATAATTTATAAAACTAAAATAGGTTTTTGCGAATTGCCAAATTGGGTTGAAAAAACTCAATATTATAAAAAAGCAATTCAAGATGGATCATTAAAACCATTTGAAAGTTCTTCACAAAGCGAACAGGTTTTAAAAGAACAAGAAAAGTTAGAAGCTTTAAGACAAGAAATAAAAGCTTTAGAAGAAAAGAAAGAATTACTTAAAACTCCAGAGGAAGTAGTTGCAAAAGCTGCAAAATCAAAATCTAAGGAGTAGGTGATTTTATGTATAACACAGACTCTGAAATATATGCATCACAAATAATAAATAATGCATCCAATATCAAGACTGGAGATAATCCATCATTTACACTAACAGATTTATATATACAATATCCTCAATTTGGGCAAGATTCAAACGGAAATTATATAGTACCGCAAGAAGTGCAAATATTATATTTAAATTTAGCGCATGCAGCTATAAAAGAATCTAGATGGCATACATCATGGCCTTTAGCTATGGGTTGGTTTATAGCACATTTTCTTACTTTATATATAAGAGGAATGGCAGACCCTAATAGTGGAGCAGCAGGAGTTTTACAAGCTGGTCAAGCTAAAGGATTAGATGTTTCTAAAAGTGTTGGTGATGTATCTGTAAGCACTGACTATAATCTTATTGCAAGTAGCATAGACGGATGGGCTAATTGGTTACTTACATCTTATGGGACTCAATTAGCTACAATAGGTAAGTTTATGGGAAAAGGTGGAATGGTTGTACATTAAGGAGGTTTTTTATGTTAAATGGGTTCACAAATGTAAGTATAACTAAAGATATGACCGCAGATATTAAAAAATCTCTTGAAGATTTAGCAAAAAAGACTGTATGTATTGGCATACCAGACAGCACAGAACACCCAGACAGTAAAATAACTAATGCTCAATTAATGTATATTCACACCAATGGAGTAAGAAATAACGACATGATTAAAGAGATGCAACATGATGTAAATGAAAAAGGTTATAGTGCTGCTTATGAAATGTATGTACATGAACATGGTTCTCCATTATTTAGAGTTCCACCAAGACCAGTTTTAGAACCTGCAATTGAATATAAAGAAAATCAAGAGCAAATCATTGAACTTATGAAAGATACAGTTAATGTAGCTTTAGACGGTGGAAATGTTCAGCCAGAGTTAGAAAAAGTGGGTATGCAAGGGCAAAATATTGCTCGAGATTGGTTTACGAATCCAGCTAATGAGTGGCAAGAAAATGCAAATTCAACAATTAAGAGAAAAGGCAGTGATAAGCCACTTATTGATACTGGGGAAATGAGAAAATCAATAACTTATGTTGTAAAGGATGGTGATATTTAATGTTAGATATGTCTTCGATTATATCAGATCCAGCTTTTGCACAATCAATTAAAGTTTGGAGAAAAACAGGAGACTGGCAACCAAATGGTGAGTTTGCCACAAGAGAAGATCCAATAACTGTGATTGGAGTTATAAGCATAGCCAATGCAAAACAAATAGAATTTATGCCCGAAGGTGATAGAATTGGCGGAGAAATAGCAATTCATACAACACAAATTTTATATAATTCTAGAAGTGCTGATGAAACAGAAACACCACAAAAAGAAGCTGGGCTTTCTGATGAAATAGAATGGCATGGAGATAGATACAAAATATATCAAGTTAACGAATATAGCGATTATGGTTATTATTTTGCTATAGGGCAAAGGAAGGCGAGCGACTAATGGCAGACCAAGTTTTAAAATTACAAGAATTAAAAGATTTCTTTGTTGCTATAACTTGCCAAATGCTTAATATTGATCCTACTACTCCACAAGGTAAAGGAAAAGTAAGGTCTACATGGCCATCAGATGGACAACCAAGCTGGAAAATATCTGATGATATAGTTTTTATTCGTGTAACTCCCCAAGATGATAAGTTAGCAAGAGAATTAAACATAGTTTATCAAAAACCAGAAGATGTAACCAATGAATATTTAATAAAAAACACTGGATACACAAGAGTTCACAAAATAGATTTTACATTGTATGGTCCTAACAGCTATGATAACGCAGACATAATAAGATATTCAATTTTTAGTTATGATTATATGCTCAAATTTAGAGAAAAAAACCTTTTTCTTATAACGGATGTTGCTATGCCTACAAGATTACCAGAGTTATACAATGGGCAATGGTGGGAAAGAACAGACTTTTCATGCACATTTAATGAAGCAGTTATAAGAGAAACACAAGTACCTTATATCAACTCTACAGATATACAAGTAATACCAAATAGATAGGAGGAATTAAACAATGTCAACTTTATCTTTAAATGACATAGTTAATATAAATGTTACAGTAGGTCCTGTTTCAAGTGTAAGGACAAATTTTAACGTAGGTTTAATTGTTGGACCATCAACTGTAATAAGTACAGCAACAAGAGTTAAAAGCTATTCTAAAATGGCTGACATGGATGCTGATGATTGGGACGGAACAGAACCAGAATATTTAGCAGCACAAAAGTATTTTTCGCAACCCAAAAGACCTACAAAAGTAATAATAGGGCGTTGGGATACAACAGGAAGTGAAACAGCAGTGCAAGCAGTAACAGCGTGCAGAACAGCCAATACAGAATGGTATACATGTGAAGTATGTGGGGCTACAAAATCTGATATAACTGCTGTAGCAAATTATATAGAAGCTTGCACACCAGTTTCAACTCATTTTTATACAACAAGTGATTCTGATGTATTAGCAGGAACAACAGGGAATGTAATGGAAACTTTAAAAAATAATAAGATTCATAGAAGTTTAGGTCAATATTCAACTACAGCCAATGCAACATCGGCGGTTATGGGTTACGCAATGGGTGCGAATGATTCTACCGCCAATTCTGCTTATACATTAGCTTATAAACCATTAGTTGGAGTTTCAGCAGAAAACTTAACATCAAGTCAAGTATCAATAATTAAAAATTTAAATGGGAATATATATATAAATCGTGGTTCTATTTACAACCTTTTCGAAGACGGGAAGATGGCAGATGGAACTTTTTTTGATGAAGTTATTAATTTAGATATGCTTACTAATAATATTCAAGCTGCGGTTATGAATGGTTTAACTAGTGAAAATAAAATTGCTCAAACTGATGATGGAATGAATAATTTATTGAATTATATTACTGCACCATTGGAAACAGCAAGAACAATAGGCTTTATTGCTCCGGGTGTTTGGAATACAGAAGGAATTTTAGGAGTACAAAAAGGTGATTCTTTACCAAGAGGATATAAAATATTAGCTGGTACAATTGCAGACCAATCACAAGCAGATAGAGAAGCAAGAAAGTCACCACCAATTTATATTTTAATTAAATTAGCTGGTGCAATACAACATGTAGCAATAAGCGTCTATGTTAACAGATAGGAGGAATAGGA